GTCTTTACGAACTACTTTGCTCCTCCAAGAAGAGGGGGTGTGGTAAGGGTACCCTATGAAGAACTAAACCAGTTGGTTAAAGTCGGCGCACTCTCAAAGTGCACGTCAATAAGTGTTGACGTAAAGCTAAACGTGAATTAACGACTCACGGTCCTGTTATCCAGTCGAGAGTTCGCCTAGACAGAGGGCGGATGATTAAATTCAGCGCATATTAGGTTATGTAGCTTATCTTTGCTGGTAGACGACAGGTTGCGGATCACGCTACTTGGGCCTCCCCCTTGTGTCGATGTTACTAGAATTTCCTATGTTAGATCATGGGTTAGCTGGCACAATCAAGGCAGGATGTTGCTCATTTGAGTGGGGTTGTGTGATCCAATATGCCCCAAGTTTGAAATGTCATGCAGACAGTTAGAGAAACAAAGAAAAATTCTTCGGACATCAAACTAAATGATGATCTTCCGCGTTCATTCGCTGAAGACCAAGAGCTCAGATTTCCTCTGGAAATTTCACGCCAATTCGCGGAGCTCTTGTATGCACATAGCATTTTGCCGAATACAGTCATGCGACTGGCAGGCGAATTGCTTTCAAAACTCCCCGTCTTCGAAAGTAGAGTAAAAGACGGGGCATTCTGTTATCTGTCAGTACCTATTAAGTATGGACCGGTGACCGTAAGAGTGATTGAATGTCTGACAACTATTTTGTTGGCATTTAAGAACGATCGAATTACGGATACTCCCCAAGTGGAGACATTATTCGACTTATGGAGAGAACCGGTTATACTTTGTGAAGGTGCGACCGATCCAACCTTCGAAGAGGGGATAAGCCCTAGAAAGTTTTTCCTCAATCTTCGATATCCTGAAGAGATCAGCGCGCAAACTAGTGTGCAATCAGTGGTGTTTTGTCTAGCGGCTTTTCCCATGGTTGCTTTTAGGTGCGCGATGACTGAAGCCAAGTTGGAGTACCGTAATAATAATAACAAGGAATTTAATACTCTAATGGCGAAATTTCGTGATGAAAACCCAGCTTTTATGAGATTTCAGGGAGAAAATGTTTATATCCCCGAAACAGCTGCGGATGAAGTTGAATATATGTCTGACGTTCCGACTTGCCGAGAGGCAATGGATTGTTTTTTTGAGGACACTATTCTTCCGCAGTCTCGCTGGGAACGATGGAACCCATTGAATTGGAGACGAAGAAGAAGACAAGTTCCGCCTGTTACGCCTATATTACCACAGGGAAGAAATCAAGCATTTAGACATCCGTGGTATAGACGATGGGGTTGGGCTATTAAGAATTCTTATTTTTGGTTCTTCTTTTGGCAGTTTTGTAAAGGAATTGGTTATCTTGTTGGAGGTGTTACTCCCATGATGGCCTATATTTCTGTTTACAGCGCCTTGATCGGCTCTGCTGCCATTCCATTGTTTGGGATACCGTTTTTCGCTATCACCTTGACAGCGACTGGTGTTGCAATCTTTTTGGCTGTAACAATAGTCCTTTGGTGGTTTATGGCTTTTTGGAATACCAACCTTGGTCGAAAGACTAGGTTTGGTTTTTTCGCGTTCGGGCTGATCCTATGCATCTTCGTGATACTGCAGATCGGCCGACTTTGGACATTCTTACTAGATGCGCTTGTGCGATACGCCACGAAAGGCGCAGAATATTTTAGAAATAAGCGCAAGAAGGGGGATGTCGTTAAACAAACTGACGATGTGTTTCAGGAGCAGGGGTTTAGAGAATCGATTACAAGTTTTTTTGAATCATGTTCCGGAACTGTCGGTAATGGCATTAGCGTTGGCTGGGGTTATGTCCTCGAGTCACCTACTGTCGTCCTCGACGTGGCTAAAAATTTTTCAACTTTAGCCTTTTCGATCAAGAACGGTGCGGATTTCATGGTTATGTTAAGAAATGTTCACGAATATTGGACTGTGAAAGATTCCGACTTGTTGATTAGCCAAAAATTGAACGGCATGCGATACATTTCCAAGTTAGGTCAGCCTAAGCAAGGTATGTGGTTGTGGTGTTCTGTTGACAGAGATACTACTCTTGATAAGATTATGTCAAAGACTAGAGGACTCTATATAGTCACAAATCAAGCGTTTCGAAACGCTTGTCGTGAGAGATTATGGGATCCTGATAATGTCGACATGCAACGCTATGACGTCGCGGCTCATTTGGCACAGTATGCGAAACCAGCGTGTAGCACAGTGCAGAAGTTGCGTATGTTTAGGGTTTCTGATATAAAGTTTTTTGTCATCTTTGAAGAAGATGTCGACAGGTTCGAACATGATCCTTTCATGGGAAAGCCTGGAAGCCCGTTACATATGGTGATTACTCGCACCCCTGGTGAAAGAGTTTGTCGATTTGCCACGCCCGTTGCGCATTCGTTTTGGAACGGAACCATGTGGATATCTTCTCGGATGGACTCCGTTGTTGAGTCGAGTTACGAAGATAGCGTTTTTGCGAATGTTGTCACTGGTGGGACTTATGATTTTGCTAGACGAATGATTGATAAAGATCGTGAAATGAATCATAAGGAACGTAATCTTCAAATTGCTGAAGATCGGCTAGATCTAGAGCGACGTAGAACTGAGCATTCTATATCTATGGCAAATGAACGATCGGAAGGGCAACGTGCCATTCGAAATGCAAGCGCGGAAAACAGGAGGGTTCTAGCAGAGCAATTTGCTACGGACAATGATTTCTATAATGATCTTAATCGAAAGACTGATTATAAGAAAGAAGAAAGAGTTGTGCCTCCTGATAATGGTGCTGGCGTTGGATCTGGCGATGAAGAGGAAGCCCCAAAAGATGATGCGTCTTCGACTGAGGACGATGGAATTGTTTATCTCGATTATACTACAATGACTCAGTCTGAGTTACAAGGTTATATTGAAGATTGCGAGGCTAATGGTACCCCATATCGAATTATGAGGGGACCTCCTCTCGACGGGGATGGAGTCTTTGAGAATCAAGGGTTTAAGGACCTTTTTGACTCCGCCAAGTCTCGTGCTTCTGGAGCTCTCTCCATTTTGCAAGCTGACAAGGATTCGGTAGTAACCAATTCACATCAACGGCGCATTAAAGAAATAGCGCAAAATGTTGGATTGAAGCTACGAACAACCTGTAGAGAATGTTCTGATTTCTTCTCAAGGTATCGTTATTGGATTCTTGCGTCATTAGTGATCTTTTTCATCTTGGTTGTACTGCTACTTCTTAGTGTGCGGCAAGCCATGAAGAAAATCGATTACTTCAGAGCGAAGGCTGCTAAAGCGGGCAATAATGTTCGTGCGACTTTTTTGCGGAAAAAGAATAAAAAGTTGATTAAGCAATCAAAGCGCATGGAATTCTTTGTCGCGCCTGTAGCTAGACAATCTATTGAGCAACGTGAGCAGCAAAAAGACAATAGTTCGGTTACCA